ACGCTAGGAATAGCTTTAGCTGTCAATGGGGTTATTTCATTAGCTACGTTAACATGAACAGCGTTTGGATCTGTTCCACCTGGCCCCGCTGGGCCTTGATCGCCTTTAGTTCCTTGTAAATTTATTATAGATAGACTAGATTCAGCAGCTTTTAAAACTGAGGAGTTAAAAGTAGATGGAGAACCTATATCTAAATCTAACTCGACCTCTATATAGTCATTAGCTAATAACTTAATAGGCTCATAAGCAAAATTTAAAGTCCAATAGTCAGATGCCCCAGTAGCGTTTCTTATATAACTAGAATCTAAAGCCCCTTGAAGTAAAACACCATTTTTTAAAATATTAACAATGGGCTGCGCTCTTTGGTTGACATTGTTAAATATTCTTAATCTACCTTGTATTAAATACGTTCCATCGTTATCAACGATAGCTCTACTCGTATTTGTAGTATTAGAGTGGCTAAACCCTGTATCTTTATAGGTTTCAAGGTTCCAAGGTACTATTAAAGACCCCACAGTAGGGCCAAAGCTAGCGTCGGCTGCATTACTTTTTAATACCATTATAGGCAAAGCAGAAGGCGTACCGCCTGGTAAATTAGTTAATTGTGATCCGTCTACCGCTGGAAGTTTTCCAGTAGCATCTAGCTGAACTATGTTGTTTGCACTTGTACCGACATCTAAAACCGCTGCCGTTCCTAGTCCTAAGTTAGTTCTAGCGGTAGGAACATTATTTAAATCGCTTAGATTGTTTAATATGGCTAATTTTGTGTTGTCTGTGCCTGTAACATTAGTAAGCTGTGATCCGTCTACCGCTGGCAATTTAGCTAAAGCATCTAACTGAACTATATTGGTAGCACTCGTACCAACATCTAAGAGAGCCGCAGTTCCTAGTCCTAGATTAGCCCTAGCAGTAGGTACGCTGTTTAAATCACTTAAATTATTTAATATGGCTAGTTTTGTGTTATCTACTACCCCTAAAGGTCTTCTAACTATTTTACCATTCGTAGAATCTACAGCGACATTAAATAAGTTAGTATCGCTTCCAGGGTCGGAGGTTGCACTCATTAACTTAGTGAGAAAAGTGTCTACACCATCTACTTTAAGTTCTACACTTCCTAAAATTAATTCTTTTACCCCTGTAAGTGATAACTGGTGAAGTCCAGAGCCGAAAGCGTCTTTACTTATGGTGAAGTTAGCTAGTGTAATAGTATCGGCTGTATCTCTAAAACGTATTTCTCCAGAGTCATTAATAACCTCTAGTTTATCTTTAGCTTGTATAGTCTCACTTATAAAAAAGTTACCACTAGTAAAAACTAAATTTCCTGTAGTGCTAGACCATTCTAATAGAGGTCTAGCCGATCCGTCCATAGCAAGCCATCCGCCCGCACCGTCGGAAATATTTATTATTCCAGCAGCACCCTGAGAAGGAGAGCCGCCGCTAGTAGGTAGTGGCCTTTGTTCTACTTTGTTAGTGTTAGCATCTTGAACTAACATAACTTTATTAGTATCTGTACCAGGGTCTATAGTGTCAATATATATTGCACTACTGACATTTAGCCTATTTTGTCCAGTTATGTTTATATCATGTAAGCCTACACCTACAGTATCTTTATCTATAGAAATTTCTGCCATATAATTTTTAGAATTATCTCTAAAATATAAAGCACCCAAGTCATTCGATATATAAACGTTATTAGTAGACTCTAAATTTGTAGTAGTAAATAAGCTCGCACCTGTAAAAGACAAAACACCTATACTATTATCATAGAAAAAAGTCACGTTTAAAGGTGGATTGCCATCCATAGCTATCCAGCCACCAGATCCGTTTGCTACGTTTATAATTCCAGAAACACCCTGAGAAGGACTAGAAGCATCGTTTACCCATTGAGTATTATAGTCCGTTCCGTCTATCTTAGCTAGAACCTGGTTGGCCGTTCCACCCGCTGGTACTCCTTGACCCGCTGGACCTGCTGGGCCTTGGTCGCCTTGGTCACCTTTTACACCAGATAGAGAAATGATATCCCAAAAAGCATCTATTAAAATTAAGCCTATAGAGGTTCCGCTACCTTGTATAGGAGAAATAAAAACTACTTGTACCTCATCGTTTTTACTTAGCTGTAAGGTTCCAGAAGTTTCTAAAGTTTTCTGTCCTCCGTTTGCATCCGTAGTAAAAGCCCATATTTTTTTATTTTTAGGTGTCACCCCATTAACTAAAAAGAATATTTGACAAGTCGCAGAAGGTAAGGCCGCATTTGATTGTATTGTAAAGTCTACCGCTGCATTAAGATCATAAACACCATCTAAAGGGCATACCCATTTATTATTAACACCATCAAATCCAGTTAAGTTTACTTCATACTCTGCCGTATCATAAGGGATTACCACATTTGTAGCTAAAGGTACTGGCAAAGTAGCAGAGCCAACAACCTTAGAGCGTACCACTCCCAGGTCTGTTAGTAAAGAACCACCGCCCAAAGCTGTTATATTGTCCTCTGTCCAAATCTCTGAACCATCGGGCAAAGGGTTCCTAAGTACAAACTTATAAGCCACTGCTGGATCTAAAAAGATAGTAGTCTCACCCCTAGAGTTTAATACAATAGGGTTTGTATGAGTTGTAGTTAGCGTAATATCTGTATAAGTATCTACCGCTGTAGTTGATCCCGCTATATATGTATCAATAAGGCCACCGCTTAAAGGGTCGCCGTTATCGTCAAAAAATTGCTGTCTTACCCAAGGTGTTCTAGATCCTGTTGCCATTTATTAAAGTCCTCTAAGGTAGTACTGGTTGATTCGTTGAATTTATAAAATTATAGTTTATTACTATGTCATTCCCTGCGCCACTAGAAATATAGTGACAGTTAACATCTGGAAAAGTACCCGCATTATTAGAGTAAACACCCTCAAAAGATACATCTAATAAAACAGTAGAGGAACCTTGAAAGTAACCAGCACCGCAAACACTACCAAATTGGGGGGCAGATCCAGCCGCTAAAAATGTCTCGTTAGCATCTAAAGTCAAAGTAAAAGAACTAGCGGCTCCCGCTATCTCCCTTCTCCCAAAAGGTCTAGTAGTAGGTACTTTAGCGAAACCAGAGCTTTGAGTGTAATTATCGTATACATCGGCCTTATGGCTTGTAGCTGACAAATTAGTAGCAAAAATAGTATTATAGGAAGCCGTTACATCGTTCACTCTATCTATCCAATTATTATTTAAAACATAAAGGGCGTTTACTATAGCTACATTACCTACAGTTCTCCCTTTTATTTCTATTGTAGCTAACCTTCCGTCTATAGATTGTAAAGTATTGTTTAAAAACTTTAAACCACTATTTAAGGGCGTGGCTCCTTCTATTTCATGAACTATATTAGAATAAAGAAAAAAGCTATTTGTTACAAATGCGTTCCCACACTCTAGGGTAGTACTTTCAAATCTACAGTTTAAAAAATCCGCTCTTTTTTCTTCTAAAATATTCCCTAACATTGGCCCTTTAACGTCTACTATTCCCCTAGTCGCATCACTTGTAAAAGTACAATTTTCAAAACTTATATTATGCTCTGCATTAGTAGTAGTTTTTAAAACAGTAGGGGCATTACTATCAAAGTCCACATTTTGAAACTCAGCGGGGCCATCTATATCAAAGAAAGTACCCGCCGCTAAAGTTGACTCAGAAAGTTTCATATTTCTCATTTTAAAAGTGAAGTTAGATGTTACGCTAATATTTCCATTTAAGAAATAACTAGCTCCATGCCCATCTATATAGCATAAAGGAGAAGCTAGCCAGTTTTGAAACATAAAATTAAAAGCAGTAACATTAGCCGCCGCTTTGGTTCCATCGTAAGGGAAAGCCCCAAACCATTCGGGAAAAATAACACCGCTTAAAATCTCATATTTACCACCAGACACTATATCAAAAATCTGTATATTGCCCGCTGTAATAGAATTAAATCTAAGTACATTAGAAGTACAAGAAACCGAGCCACCATATGTAAAGTCGTGGTTTACATTGTAGTTTGTTGAGTTACCACCTGGCAAAGTCTTTTCTATATCCCACTTTAAAACTCTAGGGATTGTATTAGCCGCTGTAATACATTCTAGCATATCCTCAAATTTTGCAACGGTTGAGAAGTTAAACCAGGAAACAAAAACATCCCCAAGGCTTATTCTGACATTAGAAAACTCGCTTTGAAAAATTGCCGTATTTCTAGTATCTGTTTCTATAGCTTCAATGTTTACATTTACGCTAGTGCTTAAAATATTAAATACAGCATTATTGTAAAAATACATGGTATTGAATTGTAAAGTACCGCTTGCTGTAGGCTCTATAACTAGAGTAGTATATACATCTATATCTCTAGTTCCTAGATTTAAAGCAATGCTTGCTAATTTGGCAAAGTCAAGTATTCCATACCAAGCGGGATTTAAATTTATAGTCGTATCTGTAGGATTAAATACTAAAGAAATATCACTTCCCACTATAGCCGTTGTTTTGGCTTCAATAATAGCACTTTGACACGTTATAGTAAGCGTTCCACTTGTAGCGGGGTGATTGTCAAAAATAACACCATCGGCAACCTCTAAGTCTATATTATTATCAAAGTCTACATTTCCATCTATAAAGTAGTTTCCTGGGTCTAGTCTTACTTTTAAGTATTCTTCATTCCCAGCAGCATTACACCAGTCAATCATAGACTGCATGTTAGAAGCTACACCAAAGCTAGTATTATCCATTGCCCCGAATATTTGAGGAATTATCTTAGATTGTTGTAGCAACCTTTTCCAACGTCCAAAAGCGGGAGCACCATTAGGAGAAATTATTGTGCCGCCGTTGTCTGCTGTGCTGTTGTTAGCATCCCAAAGAAACCAACCCTCGCCCCTGTCTGCACCTTCATAGTAACCAGTAACAAAGACCGCACCAAACGCTCCAGGATCTAACAAACGTAAATCTGCAATAGTTCCAATAGTCGCACCTGTTAACTCTCCTGGTACTCCTGGGGTTCCTGGTACATCGTCAACTGTATATTCTTCTACCCAACCGCCTGCGCCGTCTGATTTCTCTATAAGGACTTTATACCTTCCCTCATCTAACCATACGCCACCATCTTGAACAAAGCCGCCAGCGTCTAAGGGTTGAGGGTTAGGAGCTGCAGAGGTTTTATCTGCATCGGAATAAACTGTCTTTAGTGTAGTAGTGCCAGCACTGTAAAAAGTGACCCTACCCAAAGCGAGAGGATCACCGTTAACGTCTGAGAATTGCGGGCGTGGAGCTGTAAAGTTTATTAGTTTCATAGTTCCTCGTCTTGTCGCATACCTTTTTCTGGCACGCGGTATAAGTCTTGTATATAGCTAAAGTCTGGTACTAAATATTCTTGCGGGGTTATAGCTTCTTGAACATCTCCCAAAGCTCTTATAGCTAGGTTTTCATCTGGTGAAATTGCTTGCTTTCCTTTAGACACACCAGCCGCAATAGGTTTTTTAACATATTCCCAGGCCTTTGATTTAAAACCCTCTCTATTGGTAGGTATGTTTTTAATAGCTTGTATAGTTTCTTTCTGATTAGATAACAAACTACTAGCTGTATGGTCTCCCGCATCTAGTCCAGCCTGTAAAGCATAGGCCGCCGCTTTTGCTACATCGTAACCAGTTTCGGCCTTAACTTCATCCCAGTTATTTTTACCGCCTTGCGCTCTTTGGCTTTGTAGTATTCTTTTCATAGCGTTTTCGCCTTTTGTATAGGCTTTTTCATAGTCTTGCAACTGTTCTGCCAGTGGTGTATCTATATCGTTTAAAACGTCTGTACCGCCCTTGTTTCTAAAATAAACGCTTTTACCTAGTTGCCTGCCTATATCTTTTGCCGTTTCTTTCATTCTTGCATATTTAGCTCTAGTCTCCCTAAAATTCTTTGCAACATCTTCGCCCGCAAAATTTTCTATACCTTCGTCAATAGTGTTTCTAATAGCCTTTGATATATTTATAAAACCTCTAGTCTCTGGAGTGTCTATTCTTTGTCTACTTTGGGGATCTTCTGGGATTAACTTGTTCAATCTACTTTGAAAAAAGCGTAAATCTCTGCCGTCTATCATATCCCCGCTAAAATCGTTTATTAAATTAGCTAAAGCTTTTGTATTTTGATCCCAGGCCACAACTTTTGAACTTGGGTCATCCTTATAAACTGGCCTTAAGACTTTTTCTTCATTTATAGTTACATATTTCAAATCTATAGCGTCATCATCTAAAGCGTTGTTTATTATTTCTACAAATTCATCTTTTTTAATAGGCTCTATAGAAGGCAAAAGCTCTTTTCTTGTTTTCCCTATTTGCTCACCTAGTTTATTCATATTTTTTTTGTAAGCTTCATAAGCTGGTACAGCTTGTTTTTGTACTGCAAATTCTAAAGGAGAAATAGCCCTAGGAGCGTCAGAATCTAGTTTAGGATTCATTTTTGCAGTAGCTACTTTTACATATTCTTCGGCGGGAATGTCAAATTCTGGGTTAAATTTTTTAAAGTAGTCTTGTCTTAAAATAGGCTCTACAGCGTCCAAACGTTTTTTAGAAATTTTCTTTCCATCTACTGTATAAGCATCTTCTTTTATTTTTTTTAGTTCTTTGTTTAAGTTCTTTTGCCTATCTAAAGAAGATATAAAAGGGGAATATTCTAAAACCTGGGCTTCTCCATCCATAACACTTCCAACGCCTAAACTAGGAACCTGGGCATCTGCTGCAGCTTCGCCGTTAGTAATTTGAGAAATAGTATAAGGGTTGTCAGCTTCATTTATTAAAGGTTGACTAGTAGATAACTCACCGTCTATTCCTGGTTTAGGTTTTGGCTTTGTTATCCCGCCACCTAAAGCACCAAGGCCAGCACCAAGGCCAAGGCCTAAACCATAGTCTCCCAATGTCATCATAGGAAAGCCCTCTGGTCTTGTAGATTGCTCGAAAGCCATATCTGCAAGAGTAGCACCCGCACCAGCCAAGCCAGCTCTACCCGCTTTAGCTAATCGGCTTCCAGACTCTATACTTTTCATTAATGGTTTGATTTTAGAAGCCGCACCCAAAGCAGCCGCACCAGTTAAAGGAGCTACAGACATAGAGGGATCTCTCGCTATAGACTCTAAAAACATAGGCAAAAATCCTCTTTGTTCTCCGCTTTGCGTGTATGGGTTTGCGTCTATTCTAGCCATAGACTCTAAAAAAGGTTCGTCACTTAAAGCAGCCGCTCCAGCCCTACCAGTTGCGCTAAATATATCGCCAATAGTTCCAAGAATCGGAAAACTATCTCCTTTTAAATTAGCCCTAGAAGCTCTAGGAAAACCCGCTACTTTTTGCATAGCATCTTGCAAAGGTATATTATCCCTTTGGGATAATCCTTGCGCTACTTCTAAAGGAGTTAGTCTTTTTTCTTTTATGTTTGATACTGCTCTTGTTTTGTCTGGTTCGGCTACTACATTGGGTATAAGATTAGCCCTTTCTATAGAATCAAAATTGAGCATGTCTTTAGTGACATTATTATATGTTAAATAGTTTTCTATATCCGCTTCGCCTATTTCAAACAAAGAATCGAACTCTTTTAGCCTTTGGTCTAAATCTTTTATTTGCCGCAGTTTTTCCGCAGAAGCTTTATTAATAACCTTACTAGCTACTAATTTTTCTAATTCTTCATCGTTCATTTTTTACCGCTTTGTTTTTCTGCTATTTCTCTTATTTCTGCGGGAGTAGGTTTATTTACTTTCTCACCTATGTTAAATATAGTAGTGCAATTAAGCCAAGATCTACAATATTTTAGCTCTAAATTACATCCAGCCAATAAAAAAACTAACATTAGATATTTCATTTTTTTGCTACTTGTTTGGGTTCATTTGTCTTGCTTGTGCGGGGGTAATGTTTTTTATTATTTCCTTTTCCCTGCTATCGTATTCTTTTTCACTTAAAAAAGGGCTTAAAGTGTCTAAGGTTATTCTTCTTTTACTTCCTACGCTTTCAAGTTCTTTATTGATAAAATCTCTTTTACCTTCTGCCAACTTTTTAGCATTGTTAGCTCTTGCGGCTACGTTAGCCTTAGCAAGTGTATAAACATTCTTAACGTTAAACGTTTTGGGATCTATACCAGTTAAAGAAGCCCCCATTCTTTTAAGAATAGAGATTAAATCTTGCTCATCAAAAGCCTGAGCCTCTGATAAAAGAACCGCACTATTTGGGTCTAATGTTTTGTTTGTCAAAATATTTAAAGCGTGCATTGCTGCAACACTAGGTTTCTTTTTAGTTCCGTCTGCATTATATTTTGGGGTTCCGTCTTTATTATATGGATAAGCTAACTTATAAGCTGTTTCTAAATTAGCCTGTAAGTTTCTAACTTGTTGTAAAGAGCTTCCGTCTCTACTAGATAAAGCTTCATAGTCTTTTACTGATTTTGCTATAAATTCAGAATCGTAGATTTTTTTATCCCTTAGCATTTTTTTATATACTTCTTGGTCTTTGCTAAATTCTAATTCTTTTTGTTTTCTAGCTTGTAAAGCATCGTTTAAGGGTAATATCCCTAGTTCATTTATCATAGTACCAGAATTTTTTTTCTGTAATATAAAAGGCTTTGTATTTTGCTCATAGTCAGAGACTAAATTTCCGTATTCTAATTTAGAAGCCTCTACCTCTGCTGGATCTTGCGAAGTACTGATAATATTTGCAAGCTGTCTGGCTCTAAATTTATTTTGTGAAGCTTTATTTAAAATGTTTGAACCTAAAGAAGGTTTATTCTTAAGCATCTCCAAAGCAAATTTATTTTGATCCGCTTTTCTTTGCTCAGACATTCTTAACGCTCCCATAGGATCAACACCAGCTAACCTAGAGAGTATAGGATCTTCTTCATATTCTTGGCCCAAAAAATCTCCAAAGGTTTGCATCTTTTGGCGTTGCTGATCTTGTAAAGCTCTTTGGTCTAGTAGCCTTTGCCTGTCTTGGATTTGGTTAAATGCTTCAATACCAGCGGCGACATCTTCACCAACTGAACTTTTTAAACCGCCTAGAGCGTCGTATGCTAGTCTATAATCAATTGCCATATAAGTTCCCCGAGGTTGGGTTATACCAGTCTGTAGGGTTGCCCTGGTAGCTAGAACTTCCCATTCCTGTGTATGCGTTTATTTGTCTTTGTGGGTCTTGTGTTACTTGTGGGGTTTCCGTACTAAATAAGTTACTAATACCGCCCGCAATAGTTCCTATTAATCTAGGATCTGTAAAAGCTCTAATATTAGCCGCATTAGTTTGGCTTTGTATTGCTTGACTTGGCGCAATGTTGCCCGCTTGCTGAGATAGACCCGCCATAGTATTGGCTAAACCTTGCCTAGATTGTGCTAGATTTTGAGTAGCATTATAACCCCTATCGCCAATATTTAAAAGCTGTCTTTCTTGGTCTGCTAGTTGTTGCCTTCTCATATTAGCATTGTTTAAATATTGATTGTATGCAAAGCTTTTATCTCTATTCATTCGGTCAAAGGCTTGGCCGTAGTTCATGCTTGCCACTTGTTGCCCTCTATCCTGTAAAGCTTTTAAAGTAGCACCAGAGCCAAGAGAACCACCAGCCGCAGCACTTGACTCTATAGGGCGCATGGCCTGTTCCATTTGGAACTGCATAGAAGGGTCTAGAAAGTCTCCTATTGTCTGGGAATACTCAAATTCCCCAGGCATATAAGAAAAATCCCTAGTTTGATATTCTTCATCTGCTTTGCGCCCAGAAGTAATATAGGGGCTTTGCATACTATAGATGTCATCGTAACCAGCCTGGCCTTCTCTCTTGGCCCTTTCGTTGGCTTCTCTTTGTTGTCTTGCTATCGCTTCTGCGGCTTCTTTTTGTTGTTCGTTTGCATAATAATTGCTTATCAAAGAAGTTCCCGCACCTATTAAACCTATAGTCGCTGGATCCATTATACACCACCTATATTTTTATCTGTTTTTAAAATTAAAGTTCCCGATATATTGAAACTTTCTGTAATATGTAATTTTGGTAAAAAGATTTTATCACCGCTAACAAGAGCACCAGCTATCAAAGCCCTAGAGGATTTGTCATAAACATTCAAAAAAGTTTCCTCAAATTGTGCGTTCTTTTTGTTAACATTTTGTGTACTAAAGCTAGCTATTTCTATACTAAAATAAAACCCATTTCCAGGGCTAAAATCCCTACCATTTTCAAAGGACATAGATAGCTCTATAGTTGAGCCTTTTTTAGCTAATACTGTCCTATCTGCCATGTCTAAAGTTGTAGGAGGATTATCAACAGAAATTATCTCTAGCTTATATTCGCTACTATCCCATTCACCTTTTAAGCCTGTACCAAGACTAGAAAAGAATTGAATCCAGACCTGGTTTAATAAGCCTGTACTATTTAACATTATTTCTTTTATAGGGGCTGGACTTAAATTCATGGATTCGCCATCGTTTCAGAAATTACCCTAGCACCTATTAAAATTACCTTAATCGGGTCTGTTATCCTAACTCTATAAACTCTTTCTCTAGCTCTGCCAAGGAAACGCCAAGAGCTTCTAGATTTATAAGAACCTATACGGCCTATATTTGTCCATCTCTCACTAGACCAAGTGTGGCCACCGTCGTCTGAATGCTGTAACATTGCCTGGGGTTCTGATCCTTGGCCATTCTGTAAGCCTACTCCGTTTTCCATATCTAGCAAAAATCTTCTATGTATTACTTCTCTAAGGTCATCCCAGTAAATAGGGCTTTGGTGCTGTCTTACTATGGGTCTTCCGTCCCATTCGTCATATTTATTAAGATTTAACCTTAACACCTTAGACGTTTTGGAGTCACCTACTACCGTCTTCCCATAAGCATAAGCTGCAAAAATAGGCTCGTATCTATTAACAATGTTTAGTAAAGGGTCTCTAGTCCCTCTTTCGTGCCACATATCTGTTAACACATCGTAAACAAATGTACGATTTATAGCAATAAAAGTTAATACATAGAATATATGTCCATTAGATTGGTAGGAAAATCCTATAGCGTCATCTGTTCTATCTCCAGAGTCATTTAAAAGGTTCTCTATAGAATGGTTAGAAATTCGTCTATGGTTGTAGCCATTCGACATAAATATCTGATTAGTTCCAGCACTAGAAGAACCAAGCCAGAAAACATTATCACTAAAAGAGATAACACTATTTTTTGCACCGCATCCCACATTAGTAGCCGATCCATCAACAAAAGAATAAGGCAAATCTGGGTTTGAAGATATACCCCAAACCTCGTAAGATCTCTCACCAAAAAACCAAATTTGATTCTGTCTAGCTGCAAAAGAAATAATATTATCCGCGCTCTGTTCTGCTGTAGCAAAGTTTAAAGCATCCCAGCTAGTAGCATCGTTTAAAGCAGACCAATAAAATCTGTTTTTTGTGGAAATAGTACCGCCAACCTCTAGGCCGTTGTTTATAACTACAAACCTCTGATTTAAGTATAAGACTTTAGTAGGGTTGGTAAAATATATAGTTGGGGTTGTAATTACATTAGTATCTAAATCAAAAGAGTATAGGTTTTGCCCATCACAAAGGACTAAATACTTTCCATTATCCACCATTGAAACAACACTAGACAAAGTACCAAGGGCTGTACTTCTTACAGTCTCAACACCATTAGAATCTATCTCAACTAGATTAGGGCCATAGACTGCAAAGAGTCTACTAGTAGCTGTATAGTATAGACCTCTGCAATTTACGTTACTAGGCAAAGAATCTAAGTTACTAAATACCTCAGTTCCTTCTGTTCCTATTAAAATGATATTTACCCTGGCCGCACCTTTTGAGTCTTGGCCTACCATCTCTGGGTATAAATTTAAAGTTTGAGAAGCCGATACATTAGAAGATCTGTGTTGGTAAGTTTCTGTAATAAAGGGAACCATTGGCATATTAGTAGGAATCCTTGTATCCGTCTGCAATAACATCCCATGTCAAACCGCCACCCATTGGTAAATTACCGTAACCCATAGTAATAGGCTCAACGTTCATTTTTCTAATAGCTTCTAGATACTTAGCCGCCCTAGTTTTTACAAGTACGTTATTACTTCCCTGCATATCACAAAGAACCTCAGCAAGTCCCCAGGTTAAGTAGGAAGCATATCCAGATGGTAGCTCTAAATTCTCGTTTAGTGTATAGTCTTTAAGCTTTACGCTATACTGTAACGTATATTCGTAGTTACTGTTAGGAGTTGGAAAGACCTCTATTCTAGAGCTGGGAAAGTCTGGGTAATAAGTATAAGCCTGGGGTAAGGTAGATAAATTTTCTGTCTTGTATGAATTTTGGTAGTCTACCATTCCAACATTATTCAAAGGTCTAAAGGTATTGCCACCAATAATAAAGCCAAAATTATTTATAGTGTCGGGCCTGCGTATCTGTATATCGTCGCTAGGGTCTAAGCCTATTGTATAATCTTTTTGACCTATAACAAAATTACCCTTGTGCAATTTCTTAGTATAAGGCCAAAGGGAATCTAAATCTAAGGAGTCTATAAGCTGGTTAAATTGGCTAAGTCCTATAGTGATTTCGTTAGCTTCGGGAACCTCTATAAGGTCAATTAATCCCGAAACTCTATAGGCTTCTATTATTAAATCTCTAGCAGTAGTAAGAGCCATTTTTTAAGCCTTTGTTTTTTTCTTAGCTTTTGGTTTTTTTAGTAAGTCTTTCCAATCTAGGAAAACTTCACTTTTAATCTTTTTGAGTTCTTGCTCATTAGCAACTGAAATGCTTTTTATCTTAGCAATATTTTTGCCATCCCAGTTTTGAGATTTGGGATAGACTATCATAGGAAACTTATTAGCTTCTTTGTACTGTTCTTCTTCGTATTCTATAGTATTCATTTTATCCCTTTTAAAAAGGAGAGAGAAAATCCCCTCTCCTATATTGTAAAACATCTAAGTTACAGGAACCCAGATTTTAGACGCGTATTCTGGACGTAGAACCGCAGAAGTAGTAAAGACATCCATACGTGTGATATCGTCATCTCCTAAGATGTTCCAGCCTTTGTTAATACGCATAGAAATGCCTTCCATTACAGAACGCGCGCCTTTAGCTCCACCCTGGGGTAGTTCTAAGTCAGCAGAAGCAATGGTAAAAGCATTTTTATTATACGCTAAGCTTTGTCTATAAGTAGTGTCAGCTGCACCAGCAATAGTAAAAGCAGCACCATTTTGA